AAATGGTTTTTATCGTTGGATGCAGAATATCTATGCGCCAACTGATGGTACAGAGTTTGGTAAAAGTATTAGTTTAAACAATGACGGAAGTATGTTGATTGTAGGTTCACCAAAAGAAATGGTCGAAAATAACGAGGAAGGAATTGTTTATGTTTATAAACAAACAAATCTAAATTTAGAGCTGTATACAGTATTGCAATCCCCATTTTCTCATACTTTAAGTATGTTTGGTGAAAATGTTACAATTGATAATGATATTTTAGCTGTGAGCTCTAAAAATGGAGATACTATTGGTAAAACTACTTTTGATAATCTAGATACAATGTTTGACGAAGATTTTACTACTTTCAGTTTTGTACACAAAGATGTTGGATCTGTAAACTTTTTTGAACTATATAATGAGCAGTTTATTTTTAGACATAGAATTTCTTACACTGAATCTGAGCGTAAATTACATAATAATATGCTAATCAAAATAAACAAAAATCATTTTTACATGTCTATTCTAAATTATATAGATTATGGACAATTAATAGAATACAGCAAAGGATCTAATTCATTATGGAATATAGTAAGAGAGAATAACAATATTGTTGACTTAAATAAAATTAAAAAGGTTAGTTTATACAACAAAAAAACTCAAGAAACTATTTTAAAATTAGATTATATCGATCCATTACAAGGAAAAATAGCAGGTATTGCAGAACAAAATTTATCATATAAAATAAAGTATGATCCTGCAATATATTCTGTAGCTAATAGCGAAGTGGATGTAATCTTAAATGAAATATCTGCGTGGGGCGATGAAAATGTTGGAAAACTTTGGTGGGATACTAGCAAAATAAAATACAATTATACCTATCAAGGAGACATTACTTTTGCAACTAATAACTGGACAAAGTTATGGCCAAATAGCAGTGTAGATGTATATGAATGGGTTGAGTCCAGTTTATTACCTAGTCAATGGGATGCATTATCTTCTACAAGTGAAGGATTTAGTCAAGGTGTAACAGGATTATCTAAATATGGTAATAATGCATATGTTGCTAAAAAAACATACAATAGTAGTACAGGAGTTATGTCAACCAAGTATTATTATTGGGTAAAAAATATTACTAGTTTACCAGATTTAGAAAACAGGACTTTAAATTCTATAAAGGTTGCAAATTTAATTAAAGATCCAAAAAATGAGGGTTATCCTTTTATTGCATTTATTAATGAAAATAGTTTTGCTTTGTATAATTGTAGAAATTATTTGTCAAATGACGACATAGTAATTTCTATACAATATTATAATGATGGTAGTGAGGCTGATAATGTTCATTATCAATATAAAATTATTACAAATGGACTTGAAACTAGTTTGCCTACAGCAGCAATTGAATCTAAATGGATTGATAGTTTAGTAGGTTATGACACATATGGCAGAACAGTACCTGACCCTAGCCTAAGTAAAAAGTATAGGTATGGTAATTTAAATGAGCCAAGACAAGGTTGGTTTGTTAACAAACAAGAAGCATTAAAGCAGTATATAGAACGTGTAAATCGAGTGCTATCTAAACAATTAATTGTAGGATACAAAAATATAGACAAATTATATTCACAAGATTTGTATCCAAATGAAATTCTTAATTATTATGACTTGACAGTTAATAATAAATCAGAATTAGACGAGTATGGTATTGCTAAAGCAGAACAAGCAGAAATTGTTTTAGAGATTGTAAACGGTACAGTAGTTGATGTATTTGTTACAAATCCCGGAAGGGGATATTTAAGAACGCCTACTTATACAGTTATAGGAAAAGGTACAGGTTTAGAATTAGAATTTACACTTTCTTCAAATGGTAGTATCTCTAATGTAAGTATTATTAATCCCGGTAAAAACTATAATCAATCTGCATATGTTGTAATTAGAAAATTTACAGCTCTTGTTTTATCTGATGAAACAATATTTGGTAAATGGTCTTTATATGAAAGAGATTATGCAGCTAATTCATGGTCTCGTATACAAAGTCAAGGTTACAATTGTTCTCTTTATTGGAATTTTATTGATTGGTATATGGATGGGTATAATATTAATACTAAAATTAATTATATTATAGATTATTCCTATCAAATTTTTAATATAAATGACAATATAGGAGATATTGTAAAAATAAATGAAATTGGTAATAGCGGTTGGTTATTATTAGAAAAAATTAACAATTTACCAGATGTAGATTATACTATAAATTATAAAACTGTTGGTAGGCAAAACGGAACTATATCGTTCTTACCAAATTTGTATGATCCGTACTCTGCGTATGTAAATTTTGACCTAATAAGTTACGATACTAATTTTTATGATAGTATACCTAGTGAAGAAATACGCATTATTGCTAATGCAATTAAAGATGACATCTTTATAGGAGATTTAGCATATGAATATAACCAACTATTTATAAGTGCATTAAAATATATACTGCAAGAACAAAAAAGTGTTGATTGGTTATTTAAAACTAATTTTCTTAAAATTAAACACAATGTCGGAACATTACGCCAAGATATAACATTCAATAATGATAATTTACCCAGTTACGAGCAGTATGTAAAAGAAGTAAAGCCGTTTAAGGTAAAAATTAGAGAATATTTAAGTGCATATGAAAAAATAGAAGAATCAAAATCATTAATAAGCGATTTTGATTTGCATCCTAAATATGACAGCGAATTAGGACAAATATTACCGGTTCAGGTCAAGGCATTAAAAGATTCATTAATTGGCACAGAAAATGTACAAACATATCCTTTTAAATCTTGGTTAGATAATTTTGCTTATGAAATAATTGCTATAGAAATAGCAGATGGCGGAAAAGGGTATACATGGCCACCAATTTTAAAATTTGAAGGCGGCGGTGGATCAGGTGCGTCGGCGGTCTGCCAAATAGGAGACAATGGAAGTATTAGTAAAATAGATATAACCAACCCTGGACAAGGATATATTTCGACACCTAAATTAGTAATTAATGGATCATTGGCAGAAGACGGTTATGATGCAAGACTAAGTGTTATTCTAGGAAATAGTAAAGCTAGGAGTTTAAAAACTGGAATTAAAATTGATAGAATAACAAGTGAAGCTATAATATCTGTTTTAGAGACTGAAGAAACATTTATAGGGTCTGGATCTAGATATGTATTTGATCTTAAATGGCCTATTGCTTATGATAGAAGGAAAATTGAGGTTATTATTAATAATAACAAATTATTGTTTTCTGAATATACTTATGAAAATGTTTTAGATACAAGTAAAGGTTATGATAGATATTTTGGTAGGATTATTTTAAGTCTTCCTGCAGAAAATTTTGCTAATATAGTTATCAAATACGAAAAAAATCAAAACTTGTTAACCGCGCAAGATAGAATACAATTATTTTATTTGCCTACTGTTGGACAATTCGGAAATGATTTAGCGCAATTAATGGAAGGAGTAGATTACGGAGGGGTTGAAGTAAAAAGTTTTGCATTTGGTAATAAAAGTGGATGGGATACTAGTGGATTTTTAACTAGTGAATATGATACGTATGATACTTCTTACGAAGATATAGAGTATATTACGCCAAATAATCTTTTGTTTATTTCTGCTTCTGGATATCAATATAAAGCTCATGTAAAATTCGTAAATTTTGCAAAGGCAGTAAATGCCATTGTTACAGGTGATAGTCCTAACATTCCTAATAGATTTTATGAATTGTTTAATGTTGATGCGTTAGGAAATGCTTTAGCAGATCCTTTAGATGGCACTTCTATATTAAATGTACTAGATGAAATTGTAGAATATGTAGATGAAAATTTGAATACAGTTGTTACAGCACGTTTGACGTTTAATAGTGCAAATGCAATACAAGAATTTGCATTGGGTACAATTACAAATACAACTGTAATTAACAATATCAACACACAAATTCTACCTGTTTTTGATACACTTTCTGAAAGTGAAATTGATGATTTATTCACTGAAGGTATTTTAGAAGATTTACAAATTGTTTCTACTAAGGTATTTGAGCAAAATATTACATATAATGTTTATAAAAATAATGTTAGGATAGATGATGAGAATTATGGTAATGATAGTTTAGTAACTAATCCAAATGCTCTTATGCCTTCCATTATTGGAGATGGTACAACTACTACTTTGATATTTAAAGATTATGGTTTAGATTTAGAATCCGGAGACAAATTTATAATTAGGAAATCAAGTAGTGATGGAAGTTATTTACCTACAGATCTTGATTATGATACTTTGATGTTAGGCGGAAATATTAATTATAGTAATGCACAGGGTATTTTAGCTGAAGATATTATAGTAGATGGAGATAATTTTATAACTCCTACAACATCACGGGGTACAGATGAACAAGTTCCGGGTTTAGTGCAAGATGCTTTAAATATAACTGTTTACGAGCGGCCTACAGCAGGAACAAGTAATATTGTTTCTAGAAATTATCTAGGTAATGGAATAAAGAAAAATTACAATATAGGTACTACTCCTAGGAGGAAAGAGTCTACTATTGTAAAAATGAACAATATTATTAAAGAGTTGGATATTGATTATATTATAGATACTACTAGTAATGAAATAATTTTTAATCAAGCGCCAGCAGTTGATGCAAAAATCAATTTTATTACACTTGGATTTTCAGGAGATAATGTTATAGACTTGGGAACTATAATTGCAGACGGGGAAACATCTGCATGGAAAGTAAATGCACGTTATGAAGAAAATTTGTTTAGTCAGGTAACAGTTAATGGTGAAACTATTCCTTATGTGATAATAAATTCTGATAATGAATTTAATGACAGTACTAATAATGTTACAATCAAATTTGGAAATCCTTTAGCTCAAGGAGATATAATAAAATATGCAATTTCCTTTGGATCTGTAAAACCATATAGTGAAATTACTATAGATAATTTTATTGCTGACGGAAGTACAAATACATTTACTTTATCACAAATTCCTTTTGTGCAAGAACCAGCAGAATGGCATACGTTAGTATTATTGAATGATCGGCTTTTAAATCCAGGATATGTAGAAACATTTGTAACAACTAATGCGTTAGAATATCGTTTAAAACTATATCAAGTTCCGTTAAGTTCGGTAAGCTTTCAGCAGTTACGGATATTTTTAAATGATATAGAGTTAGAGCATATAACACAGTGGAATTTTACTTCTGCGGGACCTATAGATCAATTTTTACGTGATGATCAGCAAACTGGCAGTACAATTGCTATTAAAAGAGGGTTAGCAAATCCAGGAGATATTTTAAAGGTTTATATTAATGCCTGGGATGATAGTACTGATTCAGGTGGAGATTATAGATATGGTTATTATTTAGATGGAGAATTTATAAAAACTCCAGAAGAACTACATATTAATGTACCGCTTAATTTAGGAGATAAAATCAAAGTTTATCAGTTTAGTAACCATAATACACAAAGTATAGATTGGCAAAGTTTTGATATTGTTGAAAGAACAGATTTAGGAAGAGGTGTGTCTAATGCTTATATTGTAAGGAGATTAGGCGATTCTACTATTTTAGAATTAGATTTTGAGTTTAATACTAATGAAAAATATGCAATCTATAGAAATGGTATACGTGTAGATGATGAAAATTTTGGCTTACCTACTGCTTCTAATCCTACAGCTGAAATAGCAACACCAAATGGAAATGGAACTCGTTTTGTAGATTTACTTGATATTGGTTTACAAGCTAACGAAGGAGATGTAATAAAAATAGAACAAATTCAAAGTCAAATTATATTAGATTCAGGGGCAGGAGATTGGTACGAATTACGAGGATTAAGAAATGGTATAATACCATTAAATTATCCAGCGATTGATGATCAATTTGTTTGGGTAGCAAAAAATGGAAAATTATTAGATCCTAGTGTAGATTATCGTTTAGCAAATGATAAAATGGCAGTGGTTTTAGAACAAAACTTAGAAGAGAATGATAATATTCAAACGATTCATTTTAGTGGAAATAAATTTCAACCAAGTTTTGCATGGAAGCAATTTAATGATATACTAAATCAAAATCATTATAATGTCGTAAATGGGCAAAATAATATATTATTAGCTAAAGATTTACATTGGTATGATAAAACTATTGAAGTAGTAAATGGAGATAGACTACCTGCTCCTTCTAGAAATAGTAAGTATCCTGGTGTCGTAGTTGTTGATGGAGAGCGTATAGAATATTGGAACAAAAATGGAAATATTTTAACACAATTACGTAGAGGTACTTTAGGAACAGGTGTAAAAGAAGTGTATCTAGCAGGATCAGAAATTTATGATCAAAGTATAGAAACAATTATACCTTACAAAGATGAGACTAGAGTTTTAAGTTTTGTTGGAAATGATATAGACAATATGTTTTTGTTAGATTTTACTCCTAATAGTATAAATGAATTTGAAGTTTATGTAGCCGGAGTAAGGTTGAGAAAAAATGAACTAACAACGTATAGAACAGAGTTGGGCTTAGATTCACCTGAAGCAGATATTATTTTACCTGCTGAATTTTCTATAGACGGAAACATGCTTGTTTTATTAAATATTCCAGGATTAAATCAAAAAATTACAGTAATAAGACGTATAGGTAAAATTTGGACCGAACCTGGTGTGTCGTTAAGCAAAAGCGATAATATTATTGCAAAAAAAATACAATCAGTGCAGGCAGACTTGCCAAGATAAATAACTTAGTAGGATAAATTATGATTGATAAATTTAAAGAAAAAAGCGGAACAGTAGTAGAAGGACATATAAAGATTTTTGATCCTGAGACACAAAAGGTTTTTGTAAGCAAAAGGAATGCAATTCATTATGAAAATATGAGTATTGCATTGGCAGAAAGTATTAGTAATTCTGGAAATGGATTTATATATTCTATGAGCTTTGGTAATGGAGGAACAAGTGTAGATCCAACTGGAATAATAACATACTTAACGCCAAATAGCACAGGTACTAATGCAAGTTTATATAACCAAACTTTTGATAAAATAGTAGATGATAGAAGCGTAAACAATACAGACCCGTTTAGGAACAAAACCGAAGTCAGACATGTAAGTGGAACAAATTATACAGATGTTTTAGTTACGTGTTTATTAGATTATGGAGAACCTGCAGGTCAAGATGCATTCGATACAAGTACAAATGCTGATAGTTTGTACGTTTTTGACGAACTTGGCTTAAAAAGTTGGAGTACAAGTGATAATCCAATGTTACTTACTCATGTAATTTTTCATCCTGTTCAAAAAAGCTTAAACAGGCTAATACAAATAGATTATACAGTTCGTGTACAAAGTCTTTCAGGTATTTCAGGAGTTTAAATAATGCCATATCAGATATTGTTTACAGATTATGTTAATAAATTAGGCATTGTTGTTGAGGATGGTAGTATTAACAATGAGACTTCGGTAAAATTGCCTGGTAAAAATACTACAGCCTATGGTACAATAATAGCAGAAAATTTTTTACATTTATTAGAAAATTTTGCAGCTCCTACTGCTCCAGGCACGCCAGTAGAAGGGCAAATTTGGTATGATTCTTCTCCTGATAAAGAACAACTTATGGTTTATAATGGAGCAAATTGGGCACCTGTAAACGGAGTTAATAAATCAGAAGCCGCTCCGGCAATTAAACAAGAAGGTGATTTGTGGATTGATAGGGAAAATTTACAATTATACATGTATACAGATGCAGGAGGATGGATTTTAATAGGACCAGAGTTTAGTGATGGTGTAGTAACAGGTGCTACTCCTAAGGTTTTGCCAGGCATCGATGATAATAATTATAATATCTTACAAATAGACATTAATGGCGTGCCTACGGCTATTATTTCTATGAAGGAATTTACACCTAAATCAAAAATTGACGGATTTGTAACAATAAAACCTGGGTTAAATCTTACAACCAAGATATTACCAGGACAATCTACAGCAAAATACCACGGTTTAGCAGAAAAAGCAGAAAGTTTGCAAGTAGGTGCTGAAACTGTACTTGGTGATAATTTCTTAAGAGGCGATGCAATCAGCGCGACAAATTTTCAAATTTCTGTTTTGAGTAATACAGGCATTTTATACGGACGTAATTCAGAATTAGCAATAGGAGTAGAAGGGTCAGTTGGCGTTCTAAAACATAATGTAGCAGGATCAGCTATTGATGTAAAAGTAAGAAACGATGGAATTTTTAAAACAATAGCTCGTTTTGATAGTTCAATGAGGGTAGGAATAGCAAAAGATAACCCAGATACTGAATTAGATGTAAGCGGAGATATTCAAACTTCTGTTCCTGCAAGCGACAGTTCTAAAGGGAAAATTTTAATAAACAATACAGCAGATAGTAATCAAATATCTAATGGGTCATTAATTACAGCAGGAGGTATTGGAGTTGCTAAAAGTATTACAATTGGTGGTGATATTAATTTAACTCATGGTATTGATAGCAAAATAATTTCAAATAAAGTTGTACCAATTAATGATGCTGATTCTTTATTAGGCACAGAAGATTCTTATATAGGAACGCCAAGTTTAAGATATAATTCTATCTATTCTAAGAGATTTTATGGAGATTTAACAGGTACTGTCACAGGATCAGTTACTGGTAGAGCAGGGTCTGCAAATAAACTTGCAAAATCATCGCAGTTTATATTTTCAGGAGATGTAAAATTACTTAATTCTACAGAATTAGAAGAAGGTGTTTTAAATTTTACAGGTCAAGGAGAACAAGTTGAATTTATTACAGAGTTAACAGCACCTTTTATTAATAGCAAAACTAAGATTATAGATACACAGGTTGATGATGAATTAATTTTATATAGAATTAGAGAAGATATTGGACTTAAAAAAGTAGCAGTAAAAGATTTACTTGCAACAGTTCCTATTATGCCAATTGGTACAATAATTCCTTTTGCAGGCGACACAGCTCCTGTAGGTTGGATTTTGTGTAATGGACAAGAAGTACAAACAGTTGATTATCAAGAATTGTATACATTGATAGGTTACAAATATAAGTCAGTCGATTTAGTAAAAGTAGGATTTTTTGCTGTTCCGGATTTAAGAGGAAGATTTCCTTTAGGTATACACAACATGGGCGGAAATACACCAAACGAATCTGTAGTTAATGATGCAAACGCAGAAATTTTAGGCGGTAAAGGCGGACAAGGACGAATAACATTAAATGAAGAAAATTTGCCGGATCATAAGCATGATTTATATTATAATGATACACAATTTTATGCTACAGCGCAAAAGCAATTTGAGATCGTAGACGAAGATGTAGTAGATTATCATTTTTATGAACAGCAAACAGAATTCACAGGAGTAGCAATGAAAAATACACAAGGGATAAAAACAGATCAAACACTAAATGCTGCTGTTGATGTTTTAAATCCTTTTATTGCTCTCAATTATATTATATACGCAGGATAATTTAATGAGTTATAGGATTAATAGAACTGACGGCGAGTTGTTAGTAGATTTAACTGACGGTATTATTGATACCAGTGCAACAGATTTAACTCTTATAGGCCGAAATTATAAAGGATTCGGCGAATGGTTGAATGAAAATTTTGTAAAATTGTTAGAAAATTTTGCAAGTACATCGCAACCTGCAAATCCTTTAACTGGTCAACTGTGGTATGATAAGCAGGATCAACGATTAAAGATTTTTAATGGAACGACCTTTAGATCTGCTACAGGAACAATAGTTAATAGTTCACAGCCTACAAACTTAGTTGCAGGCGATATATGGATTGATAATGCAAATAATAGATTATATTTGTTTGATGGATCTGATTTGACGTTAGTTGGTCCTACATATGATGCAGGTCAAGGTAAAACAGGCTTTGAATCTGCAAGTCAAATTGACTCTCAAAATATTACTAGAACAATTTTAAAATTGTTTCTCGGAGGAGTGTTGGTTGGTATTTATTCACCAACAGAATTTGTCATACCTATACAATTTTCAATTCCTGGATTAGATGTTTGGGATAACGACACCGTTTCGCCAAAAAGGCAAAAGTTATATAAAGGTTTTAACATTGCGTCTTTATCAACTGACTCAGGTATAGATGGATTTTGGTGGAGAGGCACGAGTGTTAATTCAAAATTTTTGATAGATGATCAAGGTGTTCAAAAAAGTGCAGTAAACTTTTTACCTACAGACGGTAACGGAGTTACAACAGGATACATTAATATTAAGAATAGTCAGGGTATTACGATAGGCATTGGAGACAGACCTTTTGTACAAACAAAAATTTCTGGTTCTACTGCATTTGTAGACAATTTAGAAGTAAATTCAAATTTCGGAATAAGAATTAAAAACGGGCAATTTCCTAATAATTTTTTAAATGCGTTATTAATAGATACTTCTACTTATAAAATTAAATTATTTAACGGATTACCAACTTTTGATATCTTAAGTAGTAAACCTGAGCTTGATGTATATGGAGATGTGACAGTTGCAGGTGATATGTCAATTGCAGGATCATTAGCTGTAGGAGGAGATATAACATATGTTAATTCAGAAGATTTACGTATAGCAGATAAAACTATAGAATTAGCTGTAGGAGAAGGTAATGTTGTTGGTAATGATATAGCTGTTGATGGTGGCGGTATCGTTCTTAAGAGTACTGATAGTGATAAATCATTCACATGGAACTTAACTACTGAGGCGTGGACAAGCAATCAAAATATAGATTTAGAAATTACAGCAAATAATAGTGATCCTGTATTTAAAGTAGGCGGTGCTACTGTTTTATCAGGAGATGAGTTATTTCCTGTAGTTACAAAAGCTACTGGAATAGCTGAAGTAGGTACTTTAATTAATCTTACAGTTGATAATATAAACATAGATTCTGCCACTATTTCAAGAATAAATGGTAAAGGTATCACTATAAATGCAGGCGGAACTAATGTTGCACCTCTAGATAATGGTACTGTAAGTTTTGCAAATTATAATAGAATAACTGATTTAGCAGATCCGGTAGATTTAAAAGATGGTGCTAATAAAGAATACGTTGATAGAGCAGTAGATGGTAAAGAAATATTGTTGTCTCTAGATATAAATGGTTTGATAGTTGACGGTGATCCTGATTATACACCTTTTTATGCAGCAACAATAGCTAATGTTAGAACTGTTTTAAATTATATGTTACCTATAGAAGAAGCCTTACCAAATACTGATGTAAAAATAATGGCTACAAGAATTAGACAAATTACAGCAGTATTTCCTATAACAGTTTCAGAAGAAGATACTGCAGTTTTGCAAAAATCCAGAGTTACAGTAAGAAATTTTGATAATACTGGAACAGTTGCAGTAGTTCAAGATATTGTTGCTAATCCTGCATATTCAGGCACTACAACAGATATCGATTTTACGGTTGATAGATTTGTTTATAGATTCCGTAGTGACGGAGCAAATTGGAATAGCACAGGCGTTGATAGGGTAATTGTCTAATAAATAGGGTAAATATAAGTAATATATTAGGGGTAATATGAATGGCTTACATAATTAATACATATAATACTGCACAGTTGACTGTAGTAGAAGATGGAACGATTGATCAAACTACAGATTTAAAACTTGTAGGAAAAAATTATGCTGGATATGGTGAAATACAAAATGAAAATTTTGTATTTTTACTAGAAAATTTTGCAGGCGCAAATGAGCCTCCAAAAGCATTATCTGGGCAAATTTGGTTTGATAATGGTAATAATAAACTGAAATTTTATGATGGTACTCAATGGAGAACAACTGGCGGTTCTGAAGTAAGTACTTCTGCACCTGCAGGGTTAACAGAAGGAGATTTTTGGTGGGATAGCCAAAACGAGCAGTTATATGTTTATAATGGCACCGAATGGATTTTAATCGGTCCACAGGGTGCAGGTGAAAATGTTACCCAATTCCAAAGTAGATCTGTTAGGGATACAGAAGGAGTTAATCGACCGATTATAGTAAGTGTGGTAAATGATGAAGTAATTCATATTATAAGTGGAGTTACCTTTACTATAGGTACAGAAGATGCAACAAATTATCCAGGATTTGACAAAATCCATGAAGGATTAACTCTTAAAAATACTATTAATACTACATCTGGAGTAACAAGTACAGCTCACAGATGGTGGGGAACTGCTACAAATGCTGATAGATTAGGTGGGTTTACTGCTGATAAGTTTGTTAGATTAGATGCTGCTGATTTTTCTGGTACTACAGTGTCTTTTGGAGACAATGGAATAAAAATTGGTAATGAGCAAGACCTTGGATTAAGAGTAATAAATGACAATGTAGCTCTTGTAGGTAATGAGCAAGGTGTTGAAATGATAATTCAGGTAAAAAGTCCTGATAATGATATTAGAATGCCTATTAGATTTACACATAATAAAATTTTACCAGGATATGCTCAAAACATTGATCCAGCAAGTTCTTCCTTTGTGTTTTCAGGCACAAATACAGTTGATATTGGTAGCTCAACAGATGTTTTTCAAAGTGTTTACGCAACAACTTTTGAAGGGACAGCAACAAAGTCTAATTTATTTAAAACCACTTATATAAATGCTCAAAGTTCAGTAGTAACAACTGAATATTTTGCAGCAGATGCAAGACCAACTGCAGGTGTTAGTATAGTTGCAAGAGATATATCTGGAGATATCTGGGGTAATTTATTTAGGGGAATTGCAACTTCAGCTCAGTATGCAGATTTAGCTGAAATGTATACTAGTGATAAAGAGTACGAACCAGGAACTGTATTAGTGATAGGTAATGAGACAGAAGTAACAAAATCAATGATTAAGGAAGATTCTAAAGTAATTGGTGTTGTGTCAACAAACCCTGCTCATTTAATGAATAGTGAGCTTCAAGGCTTAGCAGTTGCAGTTGCATTAAAGGGAAGAGTTCCGTGCAAAGTCATTGGACCTATAGAAAAAGGTGATATACTTGTTACCTCTGACATACCAGGTACAGCAAAAGCCGCAGATAAAGAAAACTTGCCTCATAGTAGTGCTATTATTGGTAAAAGTTTAGAAAGTTTTGCGTCTAATGATACAGGATTAATAGAAATAATTGTATAAATAAATTTTAATTTGGAGTTTAAATAATGGCAATCTCAACAGTTGCACAAGGCGGATCTATAAATGCTACTGATTATAACAATCTACAATCTAAAGTTGAACAAATTTTAGGAGTAGGATCTGGCGATTATGGTTACGGACAAACAGTATCAAGTGGTCAAGTTGTAGCTAGTAATTATCCTGCACAACCCTCAGTAGGTGATTTTGTAACAGCTCAACAATTAGACGATTTAAGAAGTGATATCCAAAAATGTTGGATTCATCAAACAACCACAGCTTTTGCTTTAGGTGATATAGCTGTAGGTGATGAAATCACGGCAGGAGGAGCAGCAGGTAGCGACACAAAAACCCATAATCAATATGTTTACTATGTTAATCAAATTGACACTAATCGATTACCTACTACGAGTTTAAACACTGGTCAAATGACAACAAATCCTAGTAAAAGGAGTAGTACTTTATCAGCTGGATGGAATGGTACAAGAAATTTTATATTTACAGTAGATTTTGGCTCTAACAATGCTAGAAGGTATTTTTTTAATACAGGTGGCGAAATAAGAATTAATTTAAGTCATGCGTATAGCGGAAGCCAGGCAAAAACTTTAAATTGGCAAACAATGATTACAAATGCTCCTGATCCTGTAACATGTGGTTACAGTACCAACAGTGGATTGTCTTCGGCTTGGACAAATCTTTATACAGCAGTTGGTTCAGGTGTTTATGCAGAAAATGATGTGATTGTGCGTGTAAAAACTTTAACAAATACTTATCAATTACAATTTGAAATAAGATTACAAGATGACGATACAGGAGATCGAACTGGCATAGGTGCTCCAGTAGACGAAAATGTTCAAGGAACAATAACTTGCACAGTAGATGAATTTATTGCCTCAGGTAGTTATGTCTCATTAACAAGCCCTACATACACAACAGATAGTACTTTTTAATCCAATACTTTTTTTTATTTTTTAAAAATCTATAAATATTTCTACTATTAGGAGTATTATGGACGAAAGACTAGAAAAAGCATTGGATTTCTCAAATTATATGGTTTCTCTATATAATCAAAAAAAATCATTCCAAGAAAAATTCTATCAAGATATTGTTTATTACTATAACGGAAGTCAATTTACTGTAACACAAGGTTTAATATCTTTTTGTGATACTATGTTACGGAATAATCAAGAAGAAATTGTCTTAATAGACGATAATGATATTCCTACTGAAATAGAAAATTTAAAATTGTTTTTAGAAAATATAATTAATATTTACTTTGAAGCATCTAATAGTTTTATTAATGATTACAACAGAATAAAAAAACAAAGAACAGTAGCAAATTTAACGGATATATGAGTTCTACAAAAGGTGTGTTACTTTTTGCTAGGAATAATAATAAGATAGATTATGTTAAACAAGCTTATTATCTTGCAAAACGTATAAAAAATTTTTTAAATTTACCAACTACTGTAGTGACTGACAGTGTAAGTTATTTGCGACAAAATTATTCTGACGCAGACGCTGTTTTTGATAATATTATTTCTGTTGTATGGTCTGCAGATAAAATAAAAGATAATACAGTTTTAAGTAAATATGAAAAACATGACTATAAGTCCTATAATGACGGAACACTTTCTAGAGTAAAGTTACAATTTAAAAATCAATTAAGATCGACTGCTTATAATATATCTCCTTACGATGAAACATTATTATTAGACACAGATATAGTTTTGTGCAATAATTACTATCTAAATTGTTTTAATCAAAATAATGATTTTTTAATATATCATAATGCTTTAGATATAGCAGGTTTTAGAGATTATTCAGAATTTGAATATGTGAATGATATAGGAGTAAAATTTTATTGGGCTACTGCTGTGTTTTTTAGAAAAACACTAGAAAATAAAATATTTTTTGATTTACTTGAACATATACAAGAAAATTGGAATCATTATCGATCAATATTTCAAATAAATCAAACTTATTTTCGAAATGATCATGCATTTAGCATTGCCATTCATATAATGAATGGATATACAGAAGGAGATTTTGCACAGCCTATGCCGGGCAAGTTATTTTATACTACAGATAAAGATATTTGTTGGCAAATCAAAAATGATAAAATTACTTTTTTGTTGGAGAAAGAAAATTACACAGGAGAATATACGCTTTCGTCATGGAAAGGAACCACTGTGCATGTGATGAATAAATTTAGCCTAAATAGATGCATAGATGAGGATATAAAAAATGTCTAAAGGATTTGTTTTATATGCAAATGGTACAGATTATGTCCTACAAGCCTGTCTAGCAGCAATGAGCATAAAATCTAAAAATGATACTCCAATAAGCATAATTACAATAAATGATATTCCAAAAAAATATAAAGATATTTTTGATGAAGTTATAAGCCCGCTATGGATTGAACATGACGATAGTAGGTATAATACTTTAAACAGATGGAAAATTTATCATAATAGTCCGTATGAAGAAACAATTGTGCTAGATACTGATGTATTAGTTTTACAAAATATTGATTTGTGGTGGAATTTTTTAGAAAATTATGATATTTTTTATTTAAGTAAAGTATTTAATTATAGATCTGTTGAAATAACAAGCACTATATATCGAAAAGCTTTTGTAGAAAACAATTTACCAAATTTATATAGTGGATTTCATTATTTTAAAAAATCAGAAAAAGCTAAGGAATTTTTTTCTTGGCTAGAATTAATTTCTAAAAATTGGGAATTGTTTTATGGACAATATTGTAAAGAATTTTATCCAGAAAACCCTAGCATGGATTTGTCTTGTGCAATTGCAAGTAAAATTTTAAATAATGATATGGAAATAACGAATAAAAAAGTAGATTTTTTAAAATTTATTCATATGAAATCAAAACTGCAAGGTTGGAAAAAAGATATACCGTTATGGAAAGACAAAGTTGGTTCTTATTTGACGGCTGATTTAAAATTTTATGTAGGAAATTATTTCCAGACAGGAATTTTTCATTATGCTTCGCAAAATTTTGTAGATTCAAGTATAACTAAAAAATATGAAAAATATTTAGGAATCATTTAATGTTTATACACTTTAATCCTGATTCAGGAGATATCTTATCAATAACAAATGTATTACCTGAGTTTGATTATATAGAAGTAGATATTGCAGACGTAGAATTAATTCATACTGGTAAAGAATCAGTACACAAATATACAGTTAAGTTTGATGAAGAAAAGAAGGCATATCAACTGCAAAAGAAAAATGTTATTAATGTTTTTCAGAAAACAATTAATGATATTGTTTATGAAATCCCAAAAATTAATATTAGGAATGGAATAACAGTTATACAGGATGTTCAAAATGAATGTTGGAAATTTTTGATAAGTGAACAATTAGAAGTAGAGTTAAAAACAACAAATTCTTATACAGATTACGAAATATATTTTAGTGTTACTGAATATGGTAATCCAAATGTCTTGTATAAGCAACTAACAATTAATTTAGAACAATTAGTAAAAAATCATTATCAAATTTTACCTTTTTCAATGAATTTTGAAACAACTAATTTACCAATTAGTTTATTTACTAATAAATTATTCGAATATAATTATGAAAGATTTTCAGTATGAGTAAAAAATTTAGAGTACTAGATTATGATATAATTTATTTAAGTTATGATGAACCTAACGCTGAACAAAATTATACTGATTTGTGTAAAAAAATTCCTTGGGCAAAGCGAGTGCATGGTGTAGAAGGTTCTGATTCAGCTCATAAAGCTTGTGCAAATCTATCCGAAACTGATAGATTTGTGACAGTAGATGGAGACAATCGTATAAGAGAACATTTTTTAACACAGGAAATTGATTTTGAAGAACATGTTGAGTTAGAAAATAAAGTTATTTCTTGGTGCGGTCATAATGTTATAAATGGACTCATGTACGGTAATGGAGGAGTTAAATGTTGGCCTAAAGAATTTGTTTTAAATATGAAGACTCATGAAAATGCAGATGTAAACAATCTACATGCACAAGTAGATTTTTGCTGGGATTTAGAATATATTCAAATGAATTCTTGTTTTTCAGATGTATATAACAATTCAACTCCGCATCAAGCATGGAGAGCAGGCTTTAGAGAAGGTGTCAAAATGGCATTAGATCAAGGAGTAAAGCCTAGTTTAGAAAAATTTAAAAATAATCATTGGAAAAATCTCCATAGATTATATATTTGGTTGATGGTAGGAGCTGATGTAGAAAATGGAGAATGGGCAATATTAGGTGCTCGTGAAGGTTTGTATAAAACAATGTGTACTGATTGGGATTATGTAAATGTGAGAGATTTTAAATATCTAAATAATCTTTGGGAAAATGATTATAAGAATATGACAGATACACAAGTACAATCGCAGATACATTTAACAGGAGTAGAAATAATAAAAAATCTAGATCTGCCTATTAGTAGAGAACAATTAAATTCAGATCAAAGTAAGTTTTTTAAATCAGTATATCAGAATCCGGCTAGAATTTCTAAAGCAGTAATTGATCCAGAATAAACATGAGCGAAACAGAAAAAATTAGGAAAAACAATTCATTAATAGAAAAAATTAGTCCTACATTTTGTTTGGCTAAATGGCACCACACAACAATATATCTTCACACAGGTGATACCCATAGTTGTTATCATCCAGCCCCTCATAAAATACCTTTAGAAGAAATAGAAAATAATCCTAGTGCCTTGCATAATACAATACAAAAAAAGAAAGAACGTGCAAAGATGTTAACTGGGGTAAGATGCGACGGATGTCAATATTGTTGGAATGTTGAAGATTTAGGTGATAACCATATTAGTGATAGAATGATTAGAAATGAAAGCATTTACACTGAAAATAGAGTAAACGAAATTTTAGAAAATCCTTGGGACTTTGATGTTGCTCCTGAATATGTAGAAATTGCTTTTAGTAATGAGTGTAATTTTAAATGTGGATATTGTCATCCTATGGCAAGTAGTTCATATCATGCAGAAATTAAAAAGTTTGGTAAAGTTCCTGGTGTATATAATCACAATTTAGATATAGATTGGTTTAATCCAATGGAGGAAGATAATAATCCTTATATCCAGGCTTGGTGGAAATGGTGGCCTAAATTATCAGAAACATTAAATATTTTAAGAATAACAGGCGGCGAACCGTTATTGCATAAGAGCACTTGGAAAATTTTAGATTATTTAGTAAAAAATCCTAGGCCAAATATAGAACTTAATATTAATAGTAATTTAGGAGTTTCTAATAGACTAGTAAAACGTTTAATAAAAATAGTTAATACTTTGATAGAAAATGGAAGTGTTAAAAGATTTAAATTGTACTCTAGCATGGATACTTATGATAATAAAGCAGAATATATACGGACAGGTTTAGACATAGCGTTGTGGGAAAAAAATATGAAAGATTATTTACGATTAACTCCTTGTAATCTTTCTATAATGTGTACTTTTAACATTTTAAGTGTAACAAGTTTTGAAAAATTTTTAAGTAAAGTACTAGAATGGAGGAAAGAATTTTATCATAAAGATAGACGTAGAATTCGATTTGACACACCATATCTAAAAGAACCTTTGCAATATGATATGCATATATTGCCAAAGACTGAATTTTTACCATATTTTGATAACACATTAGAATATATAAAAAATAATACTGATGATGAGGATACAACTAAATTTTCTAATTTAGAATATGAAAGATTTAGGCGGGTTAGGAATTATTTTGCTAATGTAACTTATGCTGAAGAAAGAATGTTAGAAGGTAGGAGAGATTTTTACAATTGGTTTACAGAATATGATGTGCGTAGAAATACAAATTTTGTTTCTACGTTTCCTGAATTAGAATCGTTCTTTAATCTGTGTAAACAGTCTATTAACTAAAAAATAAATATACAGTAATAACAAGGATTATGTATTTTGGATTTTAATAATTTTGTGAAAATATTATTGCCTACTAAGCAAGTTATATTTTATAAAGATGATTTTTTTTGTAGTAGTTTAATTAAAAACATGTATGCTGAACTAATGCTTATTAATGAAGATA